AATACTGGGGAGTTATTGATGCTGAGTATGCTCGCCAAGTTGGTATGGATATTCCAGATGAAGTAGATGACCTAGATGAAGTACAAGTTAACGCTTGGATCTGCAATGGTCAAATGTTACGAGCAGTAATAAATCCCTTTACGCCTTTCAGATTGCCTTATCATGCCTTCCCATACGAAAGAAATCCTTATAGTTTCTTTGGTATTGGCGTTGCAGAGAACATGGATGACTCTCAAAAGATCATGAATGGTCATGCACGTATGGCAATTGACAATCTAGCGTTGTCAGGGTCATTAGTCTTTGATGTAGACGAAACTGCTCTTGTGGGCGGTCAAAGTATGGAGATTTATCCGGGCAAAGTATTCCGAAGACAAGCAGGAGTACCGGGACAGGCAATTAACGGCTTAAAGTTTCCTAACACCTCACAAGAAAACATGATGATGTTTGATAAATTCAGACAGCTTGCAGATGAACAGACAGGTATCCCAAGCTATTCTCATGGTCAGACAGGTGTCCAGAGTATGACGCGAACTGCTTCAGGAATGTCCATGCTACTTGGCGCAGCATCCCTTAACATCAAGACTGTTATTAAAAACCTTGATGATTTCTTGTTAAAGCCTATGGGCGAAGCATACTTCCAGTGGAACATGCAGTTCTTAGAATCTAAGTTAGATGTTAAAGGTGACTTAGAAGTAAAAGCCACAGGTACTAATAGCTTAATGCAGAAGGAAGTACGTAGCCAACGCTTGACTATGTTCCTACAAACTGCTCAAAACCCTGCTATTGCACCATTCATTAAAATGAACAAGCTAATTAGCGAGCTTGCTTACAGTCTTGACCTTGATCCAGATGAATTGATCAACGATCCAGAAGAAGCAGCACTAATGGCTCAAATTATAGGGATGCAAAATAATGTTGGACAGGCAACTGGCCCGGAAGCTGGCCCCACTGGTGAACAACCCGGACCTATGGCTCCCCCTGAAGGAGCACCTCAGCAGCCTCAAGAGCTTGGAGCTACAGGTACTGGCGGTGGCAACATCGGAACTGGAGCTGTACCGCAGTCAGGGGAGGCTGAGTTCTCTGGCTAAGTTAGAGAGTTTAAAGGACAGCGTTAAAGAAGCAATGGAGAGAAAAGATGCCTAAAAGTATGTTAAGCAGAGAGAAAAAAGCTATTGGTGGACAATTAGCTTCAAAACTAATTAAAGTTCTCAAACCTGCACAGAAAAAAAAGTTACTTGATGTTGCTGAAGAACTAGAGTTTGTAGACAGTCCTGAAGGACGTACTGCTGCACAGTTTAAACAAGATTTTAAAGATTTTGCAGAAGAAAAAACACCGTTAATGGAACAGTTATCTAAAGACTATGATCCAGAAACAGAAATGTTGGATATGGTTGATGATTACTTTATGGGTCTAAAACAAAGTAATAATGGAGAAGTTATAAAAAGTTTTAAACCTTTAGAACGTCTTGAACAAAAATCAAAAAGTACTACAGCCCCTGTTAAAAAAATAAGTCCTGTTAACGCAGCTCAAAACCTTGAATCCTTTGATGGCGTTGATGACATTGAAAATTATATGGATTCTTTAAGCACTAAAGATTTAGAAAAATTTAAAGACTCATTATCAGAAGATGACTTTGCAGCTCTTGAATCTTTTTTACCTAGGTCTACTTTAAATCGCAGAGAGCAAAAATCATTGGGTGGTAAATTAGCAAAGCCTCTTCTAAAAAGGGTGGCTAAATTTTTTCCTGATGCAGAAGAAAAAGAAATTAAAACTACGCTAAAAAAAATAAATACTGAACTAGAAGCTGCTTCACAAACAATGAAAAAAGAAGATGCTATTATAAAAGTAGCAGAAGATAATGGTGTAACTCCCGGCGCAGTTAGAGATATGGCAAAAGTAGAAGCTAGAAAACGCGGTGGAGGTAAAAGCGACAATACTTTAGAACGAATTGTACAAATAGGAAGAGCAGCTTTTACAAAACCTACTGCTGGTCAATCCCTTTTAGAGGGGGTTGGCGATCAAACTAGAGCGGCTAATGTTTTAGCAGGAAAAACTGCTTTAGTTGGTACAGGTGTAGGCTCTTTATTAGGGGCTGGTGCTATGAAAGCTTGGGATTCTCAAAACGACTCCGCACCCACAAAAAAAGAATCTACAGCTTTTGAAAAAGCTTTTAGTAAAGCTCATAACGCAGGTAAAAAAACTTTTAAGTTTGAAGGTAAAGAATACACTACTGACGTTAGAAAAGGAAAAGCAGAAGGCGGTGAAATATCTGACGAAGATAGCTTTCGTATGATGTATAACTCATATAAACAAGAAATGGAAGCGGCTGAGTCACCTGAACAACAAGAACGTATTCAGCAAAACTTTCAAAAACAGACACAAAACGTAGATCAAGAAGTAAAAATGTCTGTGTTTAAAGAACAGGACAGGACTATGAAAGCTGAAGGCGGTTCACTGCTTGTACCCCCTGAAATGGGTATGGAAGAAGAAATGCCTGTAGATACTTTTACACCTGAAGAACAAGCAATGGCAGAAGAGTCACAGGTTCCAGACGATCAAATGGAAGATGACTACATGGGCTTTGTGCTTGATGAGTCTTTAGACGAAACAGAACAACAATATTTAATGGGAGCTTTGGAATCAGATTCAAGGCTTAGTGAAATCTTTGATAAAGTCATTATGACTGCATCAGAGTTTTCGGGAGCTGGAGAAGTTGAAGGCCCCGGAACAGGTGTATCAGATTCTATTCCTGCGCGATTGAGCGATGGAGAGTTTGTAATCACCGAAGAAGCCACCAGTGAAATCGGAGCAGACAACCTTCAAACAATGATGGATGATGCAGAACGAAAAGCTAGTGGAGGTAAAGTCGGATACGCAGAAGGCGGTTTATTAAGTAATCCTTATGGGATGCCTAATAAACAAATGGAAGAAGAGGAAAACCGCATAGAGCAATCTATGTTGGGTGCTAATCAAATGCCAAGCCTAATGGGAGGAAGACGCTAAAAACAACAATAGTACGGCTACCTTGTATTAACAAGCCCCAGATTTTAAAGACGTTTTAAATTGGCTACCTTGCAAGAAAACAAGCCCCGTAGAAAAGGAGAGTATTATGTCCGAACAGGCATACGAAGAGGAAGAAGTCGCAAACCCGTATAATGCACGTAAACCTTGGCACACACAAGATCGCAAACAATCTTTAAATGCTGCTGAAAGTTTGTATTACCCGGAAGATGAAGACGAAGAACCTCAACAGAAAAAGGCTACCCGCAAAAAGGCCCCTTCTTCTGAGGATGAACCCAATACTAATTATAAAAAACGCTATGATGATTTAAAGAAACATTACGATCAGAAGCTTTCTGAATTTAAACGTAAAGAGCAAGAACTATTGGATCAAGCTAGAGTAGCTGAACCCCAATACCAAGCTCCTAAGTCTCAAGAGGACTTAGATCGTTTTAGGCAAGAGTATCCTGATCTATATGATACGGTAGAAACTGTAGCTCACATGAGGAGCCAGCAAGAAGTAGAAGCATTGCGATCTAAGCTTTCTGTTATTGAACAGCGGGAAGCAGAAATTGCAGCGCGAGAAGCTGAGACGGCTTTACAGGAACGTCATCCTGACTTTGATCAAATCAGAGGAGATGATGGGTTCCATGAATGGGCGCAGGAACAACCGGATCAAATACAAGATTGGATTTATAACAATCCAAACAATGTTACTTTAGCTGTTAAAGCGTTAGACCTTTATAAGTTAGAAACTGGGAAAGGACAGAATACTCAAAAAAGACGTTCAAATCGTAAGCAGCCACAAAGTTCTGCTGCTGATATGGTATCTACTAAAACAACCAATATAGATGCTAAGGAAGCTAAGATTTGGACAGAAAGTGAAATTGCGAAAATGTCCCTTGACCAATTTGATAGACACGAAGAAGAAATCAATATTGCGATGATTGAGGGAAGGGTTCGTAGAGGATAATCTTTTCTACTTAGGAGTAATATAATATGGCTTTTAACCAATCAGACGCTCTATTTGAGCAAGGTACAGACACTAACGGTAACTTTGGTAATTCAGTAGCAGGTCAAACGAACTCGTTTTTCCTACCCAAAGTATATTCTAAACAGGTACTCAACTTCTTTCGGAAGTCTTCAGTAGCAGAAGCTATTACGAACACCGATTATGCTGGTGAGATTTCTGGTTATGGTGACACTGTACGAATCATCAAGGAACCTGTCATCACTGTTTACCAGTATGAGCGTGGCGCAGATATAACTAAAACAGCTTTGACTGACCAAGAAGTTAGTCTTGTTGTTGACACTGCTAACGCATTCAAGTTCATCGTTGATGATATTGAAACTAACATGTCGCATGTAAACTTCCGCGATGTAGCAACCTCTTCAGCAGCTTACGCTTTGCGTGATGCTTTTGACGCAGGTGTAATTGCTACGATGTTCGCTGGCGTTTCTGCTGCAACCCCTAACCACATCCTTGGTTCTGACAATGCAACTGACCTTGCTGCTGGTACTTTTGACGGTACTGGTAACTTGGACATTGGCTTTGGCTCATCTGAGCACGATCCTATTGACGTTCTTTCTCGTATGGCCCGTCTTCTTGACGAGCAAAACATCCCTGAAGAAGGTCGTTGGTTCTTGGCTTCACCTGAGTTTTACGAAATTCTCGTACAAAGCTCATCTAAGCTTTTGTCAGTAGACTACAACGCCGGTCAAGGCTCCATCCGTAATGGTTTGGTAAGCTCTGGCAAGCTGCGTGGCTTTGACATGTATAAGACTAACAACATTGCTGCAACGTCTAACGCTGCTGGTCAATGTCTTGCTGGTCACATGTCTGCTACTGCTACGGCTCAGACCATTACTAGCACTGAAGTCATTCGTGACCCAGATAGCTTTGGCGACATTGTACGTGGTCTTCACGTATATGGTGCTAAGGTACTGCGGCCAGATGCTATGGTTTCAGCGTTTTATGGTATCGACTAAACTGAACGGGGGCCGTAAAAAGCCCCCAATCTTTTTACACAGGATTTATGTATGCCACAAATAGGAAGTAAAGATAAGCCAGTAATGTTTAGGAAAGCGATTGTTTCTCAAGAAAGTCGTTTTCGTAAGGGTTTTGACAAAGATAAATATCAAAGCAACTATGATCGTATCTTTGGTAATAAAAATGAATTAGAAATAGCTAGAGAGACTTCTAAAACTTTTAGCATGGAGCAAGAATAATGAAAGATAAATATATGCGTGGCGGTTATATGGGTGGAAGCATGGTAGATCAAATGCAAGGCCAGATGAAAAAGAAAATGACCGAACCTCGTGGTGGCTATGCTCATGGTGGTAAAGCTATGGGCGGTAAAGCTGATATTGCTGCTATGGAAAAAGCTTGTAGCGCAATGGCCGGTAAGAATAAAAGCGTAACTTACTAATGAAAGTAGACGCCCCTAAAGGTTATCATTGGATGAAGGTTGGTAAAATTCAGAAACTAATGAAAGATCCTAAAGAAGGGTTTAAGCCTCATAAAGGTGCAAGCAAAAAAGCTAACTTCACAATTCAAAAGGCACACTAATAATGGCAACATTTCTTACGTTAACAAATGAGCTACTGCGAGAGCTAAATGAGGTTGCTTTAACTTCAGCTACTTTTGCAAATGCTATCGGTGTTCAGCAACACGCTAAAGACTGTATTAACAGAAGCTATTTAGACATTGTTAACGAAGAACCTCAGTGGCCTTTTTTAGCTACTGATGAAAGCGGTGCTACAGATCACATGTACGGAAATGCGTATGTAGAAACAGTAGCTGGTACTCGTTGGTACGAGTTAAAACCTTCTTCTAGCAGCGTGACAACTGATTATGGTTACATTGATTGGGATAATTTCCTATTAACAACTGTTGATGTGTCTGGAGAAACAGCGCCGCATACTATTCGTAACCTCAAGTACACAACTACTGAAGAGTGGAAAGACTTCTTTAGAGTCTCGCAGAACAAAGACGCTTCAGACACCCAACAGTATGGTGTTCCTTCTCGCGTAATACGCAGCCCAGACAGTCGTAAGTTTGGTCTAAGCGCCATACCTGACAAAGTATATCGTATTTGGTTCTATGCTTACGACCTTCCTACAGAGCTTGATGCTTTTGGAGATGCTATTGTATTTGCAGACACTTACAAGCCTGTGCTGTTAGCAAGGGCTAGATACTACATGCACCAGTTTAAAGAAAACTCACAAGCTGCTGCATTTGCACTAGACGATTATAAGCGTGGTTTAAAACTTATGCGCCTTCATCTTATGGAACCAGCTCCCGGTTATTTCAAAGATGACAGAATGAGATTTGTGTAATGTCTCAGCCTTGGGGATATTCTTGTAGAGGCGGTTTAAACGTCAACCTAAACCAGCTTGAAATGCTTCAGCAGCCGGGACAAGCCACAAGACTTCGTAACTTTGAAGTAGATCCTGATGGCGGCTACAGGCGCATTGATGGCTTTACACCCTTTGGTGACACAAAACCAAATGGTAGTGAAGCAGTATTAGGCATGGCTGTTTACGCTGATGGCGTTATTGTATGTTCAGGCACTGGTATATTCTTCAGTGTTGATGGTGAAGAAACATGGATGCAAATAAACAAGGCTTCTGTTCATAGTAGCGGTGATGACTACGGAACTTTTAACAGCCGTGCAAATGCCGATAGAACAAATCAGGGACGCTGTACTTTTGCAATCTATGAAGGTACTTCAGATTACGGGCAAATTGTAATCTGTGACGGGGTCAATGAGCCATTTTTATTTCAAATGACAGGAACAGCGGGTTTAAGCTCTAGAACCTTTTTTGCTAAAGAAATTACTGTAAGTAGCACTGTAGGCCCTGCAATAGCAGTTATACACGATAAACACCTTGTGGTTGCTGGTGATGCGTCATCTAAAAATACTGTGTACTATAGTGGTACAAATGATATAGATAGCTTTAGTAGTACAGGATCAGGCAGTGTAGTAATTTCTGATGCTGTTGTAGGACTAGCAAGCTTTCGTGGTGATTTAATTATTTTCTGTAAAAACAGTATTCACAAGCTTTCTAACATTAACGATGCTGCTAGTATATCAGTTACGCCTATTACAACTAACGTAGGTTGTTTATCTCACGGCAGCATACAAGAAATTGGTGGTGATATTTTATTTCTTGCACCTGATGGTGTGCGTACTGTGGCAGGCACAGCGCGTATTGGTGACGTAGAGTTAAGCTCTGTTAGTAGACAAATACAAGAAATATTAAAAGATGTAGCGGCTAACTCTGGTTTTATTATTACTAGCGCAGTTTTAAGAAGTAAGTCTCAGTACAGATTATTTTATAGTACTAATACTGAAAGTCCTTCAGTTGCTAAAGGTATTATTGGAACATTAACCTCTAATGGTTTTGAATGGTCAGAAACACTAGGCATTCAAGCACTGGGTATTATTTCTGACTTAGATGCAAATGGCGTAGAGCAAGTATATCATGGTGACAAAGATGGTTATATTTACAACCATACAACAGGTACTTCTTTCTATAATGCAGGAGCGGCTACTAATATTTCATCAGTTTACCAAACTCCTGACTTTGACTTTGGTGACGTAGGAACTAGAAAAACTTTGAAGTATGCTAGAGTTTCTTTTAGTCCTGAAGGAGAAGTTCTTCCTAGTTTTAGGGTGCGTTATGATTATGAAGATCCTAACATACCTCAACCAGAACCTTTTTCTATAGCTACAATTGCTTTACCAGCTATCTTTGGAACAGCAACATTTAATGCTGTAACCTTTGGAGCAACCAGTGATCCTATGGAGCGTCTTACATTGGAAGGCTCTGGACATACATGTAGCTTTAGAATTTTTAGCGACGATCAAAAACCATCATACGCTGTAAACGGTATTTACATAGATTATATGCCTTCAGGCAGGAGATAAATTAATGGCTCAGAATTATACAAGACAAAGTTCGTTTGCTGATGGCGATACAATTACAGCGGCTTTATTTAACAATGAATTTAACCAAGTAGTAAACGCTTTCGCATACTCTGCAAGCAGTGACAGCTCTACTGGACACAAGCACGATGGTACTAGCGGTCAAGGCGGTAACATTCCGCAGATTGGTGACATAGACTTTTTAAACAAGATTGTTGTAGATAACACAAACAACAGGTGGGGTTTTTATGTACAAGTTTCAAGCGGTACAGTTGAACAGCTTCGTATCCAAGATGGTGCTATTGTTCCTGTTACTAACAATGATATTGATCTTGGGACATCCTCACTGGAGTTTAAAGATTTATTTTTGGATGGAACAGCTCACATTGATACTCTGGATGTCGATGTCAACGCCACGGTTGCTGGAACTCTAGGCGTTACAGGTGCTTCTACACTTACTGGAAATGTAACGGCTACTAATGATCTTAGCGTAGGTGGCAATCTTACTGTTACAGGCAACGCAACTATTGCAGGTAACTTAACCTTTGGTGATGCTGCTACGGATACAGTAGCCTTTAGTGCTGACGTAGCTTCTAATCTTCTTCCTAGCGTAGACAATACTTATGACTTAGGCGCAGCAGGTTCTGAGTGGAAAGACCTATACATTGACGGTACTGCAAACATTGATAGCCTTGTAGCTGATACCGCAGACATTAATGGCGGAACTATTGATGGGGCAACTATTGCAACATCAGACATTACAGTAGGATCAGGAAAAACTTTAAATGTTTCAGCGGGTACATTAACTCTTGCAGACGATCAAATCTCTGGTGACAAAGTTGAAGGTGGCACTATTGCCGCTACTACTATTACTACACTTACATCAACTACAGGTAACATTACATCAGTTAATGCAACTACAGTAGATACTACAAATCTTGAAGTAACTACTTTAAAGGCTAAAGACGGCACTGCCGCAGGTTCTATTGCAGACTCTACTGGTGTTGTAACACTAGCAAGCTCTGTACTTACCACTACAGATATTAATGGCGGCACAATTGATAGTGCTGTTATTGGTGGCACAACTCCTGCGGCTATTACGGGTACAGCCATTACAGCAACAGGCATAATGACGGCTACAGGAACTTCAGTCTTTGCAAGCCTAGATATTTCTGGAGACATTGATGTAGACGGCACAGCTAACCTTGATGTCGTGGACATTGATGGCGCTGTGGATATGGCGAGTACTCTAGCGGTTGGTGGTGTTGTTACAGCCAACGCAGGTGTAGTAGTAGATAACATCACAATAGATGGCACTACGATTGCCCTAAGCTCTGGCGACCTAACACTAGATGTTGCAGGAGATTTGATTCTTGATGCAGATGGCAGTGATATATATTTCAAAGATGGTGGTTCAGAAAGATATAGATTTAGGCTCGATGTCACGCCAGAATTTATAGCAACAGGCGGAAATTTTAGAATCTCCAACGCTACTTCAGATGCTGATATATTATTTGTCGGCAACGATGGTGGTTCAACTATCACAGCCCTTACCCTTGATATGTCAGCGGCAGGTGAAGCCACATTTAACGCAGGAATTAAATTAAGTGATGGTAACGCGGCAAGTTTTGGAGCAGGTGGAGATTTACTTGTTTATCACTCAAGCAATGAAAACATAATACAAACTAATACTAGCGACCAAGATTTATTATTCAAAGGCAAAGATGGCGCCTCAACCATCACAGCCCTCACCCTTGATATGTCAGCGGCAGGTGCGGCTACGTTTAATGGCACTATTGCAGGTACGCGAATCAGCTTGTCCGACGGTGTAGATGACGCAGGGTCAGCAGGGTCTGAATCAGTCTTTAATAACGGACAAACCACTGCTAATTTTAGAGTGGCTACTACTGGCAACGCGAATACGCTGTTCGTTGACGGTGGTACTAATAACGTGGGAATAAATGTCGCAGACCCGACTCACAGGTTGGAAGTAGTAAAAGACAACACCTATGCAGTTAAGTTTGGCGGAGATGGCGGTGGCTTAGACGCTTCTATCGAAATCGGACAGTCTGGTACAAGTGCTAGTCCGGGCTTTAACGCAACTGCGGGTAGTATGCTGTTTTCCATAGCTGGCTCAGAAGCCATGCGCATCGATACCAGCGGCAACTTGGGGATTGGTGTCACTCCTGCAGCGGGTGTACGACTAGACGTTAGGAGCAATGCGGCGGCTACTATAGGTGACTTTAGAAACGCATCAGCTACAGGCTTCGGATTATATGTTGCCGCAGGAGACACATCGTCTCAATACGCGTTTAGGGCGGCTGACTATCAGAACAATTTGTTGTTTACTGTTCAGGGTGACGGCAACGTGGGTATTGGTACGAGTTCGCCAGCTACGCAGTTGCATGTAGCAGATGCGTCTGACTCAAACGCTCAAATTAGAATTAATGGCAGCACAAGCACCGTGTATTCGCGTCTCTATTCTGACAATAACGGCGTACTGGCAATCAGCACTGACGTAGGAAATCAAGTTGCTGGTAGCTACATGATGTTTGAGGTAAAAGGCACAGAACGCATGCGCATCGACAGCCTTGGAGGTATTACTGCCGCATCACAGGCTGGTGGGCATGTGGTTTTCAACAGCAACACAGTTGATGCCGATTTCAGAGTAGCGCACAACGGCGGGACACACGCTCTATACGTTGATGGGGCTACGGGCAAGGTGGGTATTGGTGCTAGTAGTCCACGCTCCTTAATTAACGCATCGTCTGCAACAGGTGCAGTTCTTACTTTAGAAAGTAGCGATACAACTCTAGGTGAAAATGACGTTGTAGGTCAGATTGATTTTTATGCCAATGATGCTTCAACCAACTCAACAGGTAACAAGGCATTCATCAAGGCTTACTCAGAAACAGCAGGTGGCAACAAAGTAGGTCTTGATTTTGCAACGTCTGGTAGCGATTCAGCTACTGGTGTTGTCGCTATGACGATTGATTCGTCTCGAAACGTGGGTATTGGTAATTCTGGTGTAGTCAGCACAAGACTCGCTGTAACTGGTGCAGTAGTTGGCGCAAACATTGAGACCACTTCAAGCAATACGGGTCATGAAGCCCTAATCGTCAACCGCCAAAACTCATTCGGTACGTCTATTTCTATCAACAAGGCGGGAACAGCCATAGGTGGTATCAGTGTAGTAGATTCAGATCCAACTGGTGGTGGCGGCGAGCTTCTTATTGCATCTGGAAACACAGGGCTAAAATTTGATGACCAAGCTAATTACATTCGCCCCTCCAATGCGGCAGGAGCCTTGCGAGACAACATTATTGATTTAGGCAAGTCTGATTCACGCTTCAAATACCTCTACCTATCAGGCGGTGTTGTCTTCGGAGCCACAGGCGGCAGCGTATCAAGCAAAACGCTGGATGACTATGAGGAGGGGACTTGGACTCCTGCTTATGAAGCGGTTAGTGGCGCGGCGACATACGGCACACAAGAAGGTTCGTATACAAAAATTGGCAACAAGGTAATGGTCACAGGTGTATTACAAGCTCAAAGAGGAACTTTAAGCGGTACTACAGTTATCACTGGGCTACCTTTCTCAGTAAACGGTAATGGGGGTGGCGTTCATATTAATTTTGCGCTGAACTTCGCTACTGATATGCCAAATTTAAAAGGGTACACAAGCGGCAATCAAATAAATTTTAGAACACAGGCGACTAACGCTTCTGCTTCAAGCCCGCTGGTTCCAACAAATCTAAGCGATGCAGCAACTACACATAATTATATGTATTTCACTGCCCATTACTTTACAGCAGCATAACAACCATACGCCTAGTGGATTCTAGGCACAGACAGGAGCAATACAAATGGCTTTAGAAAAAGTAATATCAGAAGACAAGATTGAAATAATTGGCCCATACAAGGCTGTTCAAATCAGGACTTGTACGCAGGTATTAGAGGACGGCGTAGAGCTATCCTCTGGCTACCACAGGCACGTCATCACGGCTGGTCAGGACTACAGCGGCGAATCAGCAGAAGTACAAGCGATTTGTGCAGCGGTTCACACTGCTGAAGTCATCGCAGCATTTGAAGCATCACAAGAAGGAGACGCACCATGACAACAGTATGGCAAATCAGCCAAATGGAACGAACGCTTGCAGACGGTGGCGTTATCGTATGTCACTGGCGAGCTAACGCATCAGAGACTGTAGGAGAAGGCGATGACGCTGCGACCTACTCAGCGACTAACTACGGCACTGCTGGTTTTACACCAGATCCTTCTGCTTCAGACTACGTTCCTTACGACGACATCACAGAAGAAGTAGCTTTAGGTTGGTGCTGGGCTAACGGTGTTGACAAGGACGCTATTGAAGCAAGCCTACAGGCTTCCATTGACCTCCAGAAGAACCCAACGCAAGCATCAGGAGTTCCGTGGTAATGACTAATGCACTAGATTATATTAATGCTTTAACGGCTCTTGTAACAGCTTGTAGCGCTATCACGGCTTTAACTCCTACACCAAAAGATGATAAAATTATAGGTAAACTATATAAGTTCTTAGAAATGTTTGCATTGGTTATTGGTAAGGCTAAAAAATAATGCAAGAAGAAACTAAAGCAGTTATAGACGCAATAGCGGTGGGTGGCACAGTAGGTACGTTAGCTGGTTGGCTACCACCTTTAGCTGCTTTAGCAACCATTATTTGGACTTGTATTAGGATCTTAGAAACAGAGACTGTCCAGAAACTTTTTAAAAAAGATAAAGAGTAGATATTATGAGCAATAAAAATAAAGCCTTGACTGCTTTGAAGCGTAAAAAGTTTAATACTGGTAGTACTGCTACAGCCGATACTACTACTAGTCGTGGCCCCGGAAGTCCCGGATATGTAGGCCCTGTTGTTAACCCTCTAGACGATGTTGAAATTGATGATCCTGCAAAAAATAGTTTAGCAATTCAGCCAGAGCCTTTTGAAGTTACGGCTGCTAAAGTAGATAAAGCTGGTGTGGCTTTTAATAATAAAGCACTGGATAAAATATTAGCGCAGAAAAGTATAGACGCTACTTATGATCCTGAAACAGGTAACTACTCTTATAATGCTTTTGGAAATACTTTTGAAAGAACTCCAGCACAAATGGCACTTGCAGCAGGTTATAAAAATTTAAGCCCTTTTATGGGAGGTCAAAGTTTTCAAACTCAAAACGAAGACATATCAAAACTTGATACAGGAACTCCTGCAGTAAACACAAAAGCTGCTATAGGGGCTTCTGCTACAAAAGGAACTGCTACAACTAGCACTGCGGACACAGCAAAATCACCGTTGGGTTTTGATGCTCAGAATGTTGCGAGAGCTTTTAAAGAAAAAACAGGTTTTAATTATAAGGTTAGTAGTGACGGTAAAATTAGATTTCAGGACGGTGCAGGTAGATCATTTACAAGAGATCCTGAGGACTTAGCTGAAGAGTTTAAGTTAGAGGGAGACTTTGGAACAAGTTTAAAGGCATCTACCTACACTGCCGGTGAAGTAAAAGAAAGTGAGTTTGTTAAAGCCGCTGGTGCTAAAAGAGATAAAGACCCTATAACAGGTTTACCTATTGAGCCAACAAAAGCCGAAGCTGGTAAAGCAACTCTTACTGATGCGGCTGTTGCAGCAGAGCGTGATAGTTTTGAAGAAACACTTGCTAAAGGTACTGCGGCTCAAAGACCCACCGAAGAACCCCGTGTACTAAGCGATAAACAGGCTAAAGTAGAGTACAGCCAGTCTGAAGCAGGTAGAGCTGTCTATACTGCAAAAGCTCAAGCAGAGCAACAATATGCTAATAAAGAAAGATCTATAAGAGAGCAAATACGTAGAGCAGCTACACCAGAAGAACGTGATAAGTTAAATGATGAGCTTGTTGCTAACAGCAGGAACAGATCAAAAATGCTTTCTGATTTTAGCCTTGCAGTTAAAGAAGGAGCAGCATTAACAAAACAAAACGCAGCCTCTGGAATAAAGCAATACGCAGAAGGTGTAACCACAGCTCAAACACAAGAAGTAGCTGATGTAGCTGGCCCCGCTGTTACGACAAGCGAAGGCGTTACTATTAGTGCAGATGATATAACTAAGTTAAAACTAGAGGCTGATAAGCGTGGCGTAGGCGTTGAAGAATTAAAAGAGTATCAAGATTTAATTGCTACTAAAGATCGTACAGAACAATCAGGAACTGCCGCTACAAGGGTTGATCCTGTTACAGGTCAGCCTATATCTCAAGCTTTAGATGTTACAGAAGAGGGTTTACCTACAGCCGAAGCCGCTACGGCTGCTTTTGTTGCTTCTGATTATACACCTGATGGTGGTAATACTACTATAGATAATACACCGGCTTATAAAAAAGCTGCGAGCCGTGAAGCACAGGTAGGCACAGCAGCAGAGCGTACAGCAGCAGACCTTGGTACGGCTCCTTCAGTAGACTTTGAAAGCCGTGAAGCTATTACAGGTACAGCACCTCAAGGAGATGCTTCTCAGATTGGTGGTGTCCCTACAATGGCTGCTGCAAGTCGTAACGCTGTACAGGGCAAAGAAAGAAAAGTAGCTGCCGCAGACATGATGGCAGTTGTTGCTGGAGTTCCTGAAGAAGTTACTGCTGCAATCTCTGAAGACCCTGCAACTGTACAGGCTCAAATAGATGAAGGAGCTGATCCACAAGTAACCGCAGCGGTAGCAGCTTTACCTGAAGAAGCCCTTGTTTCTGTACAGATGGAGAACCTCTTAGCCGGTATGGAAGACGGTGAAACTCCTGCGTGGGCTAGACCTGCGGTAGCACAGATAGAGCAGATGATGGCTCAGAGAGGCTTGTCAGCGTCTACTGTAGGTCGTGATGCTTTGTTTAATGCTATTATTCAAAGTGCTTTACCTATGGCTCAGAGCAATGCTCAAGCTCTTCAGCAGAGAGCACAACAAAACCTTAGTAACGAGCAGCAAGCTAACTTAGCATCTGCTCAAAATACTATGACTGTGCGTATGCAGAACCTTGCTAATCGTCAGACTGCTGCTTCTCAGACAGCTTCTATGGCCCAAGAGATTAAAGTACAACAAGGCAGCTTTAAGCAGCAAGCAACTATTACTACAGCGCAGCAAGAACAACAAACTGAGATGGCTACTTTTCAAGCTGCTCAACAGAAATCACAACAAGAGTCTGCACAGCGTCAACAAGCTGCTATAGCTGAATTAAATACTAATGCTCAAATGGATCTAGCAAACCTGCAAGCCATGAATGCTGCTGATTCCGAAAGCATGAGTGCTGAACAACAAGCTCGTTTAACTGGTTACAATGCTCAGATTGCTAAGGTTATGCGTCAAGCAGACTTAAAGCAGGACATGGAAAAAGCCAACTTAAACGCTTCTTTACAGCTAGAGCTTTCTAATTTATCAGAAAAGAATGCTGCTGCTAAAGATACAATGACAGCAGAAAACCAAGAAAAGCTGACTAACCTACAGACTCTTGTAGAGTTTAGAAAAGGAGATGCACAGTTTGCTCAACAGATGGATATGGCTAACATGTCTAATGAGCAGCAAATGGAATTAGCTATGTTGCAAGAAAGGGCAGCTACAGACGCCGCTAACTTTACAGCAGACAATCAATTTGAACTAACTCGCTTAAATAATGTAGTAGCTAGATCAATAAGACAAGCTGAACTTAATCAGCGTATGGAAGAAGTAAATCTTGATGCAAAGTTAAAATTAGAATTATCTGAATTAACTGAAGCAAATGCAACTTCTAGAGCTAACATGAGTGCTGAACAGCAAACGCGATTAGCTAACTTAAATGTTTTAGTAGACTTTAAAAAGACTAATGTAGCTATGGCCCAGCAAATGGACTTAGCTAACCTAGGCAACGAGCAACAGATGGAGCTTGCTAACCTAGCTGAAAAGGCCGCTACAGATTCAGCCAACATGACTGCTGAGAATAAACTTAGATCTCAAAAGTTAAATAACTATGTTCAAGTTATGTCTCAAGATGAGCAGCTTAAAATGCAAGCAGATCTTGCTAATCTTTCTATGGAAGAAAAGATCTCTTTAGCAAATCTAAGCAATCAGCAACAGTCTGACATGGCCTCTATGAGTGCTGAGAATGTAGCTGAACTACAGCGTTATGAAAAACAAATGGGTGCTGCACAGCTTAATGCTAACTTAGCACAGCAAATGGGCTTGGCTAACCTTAGTAATCAGCAACAAGCATCTATGTTTAATGCTCAAATAGACGCTAATTTAGACATGAAGCAGTTTGATGCTAATCAGCAGATGGCATTAGCTAATAGTCAGTTTATGCAATCAATGACTATGAAAAACCTAGACAACAAACAGCAAGCGGCTATGCAAAATGCTACTGCAATGGCTTCTATGGATCTACAAGCGGCTGATAATTTAACTAAAGTGTCTATTGAAAATGCTAGGAACTTTTTAGCTATGGACATGGCTGAGTTAAATAATGATCAGCAGGCTGCTATGTTAAACGCACAGCAAGCCCAGCAAACTTTGTTATCTAATTTTGCAGCCGCTAATGCCTCAAAACAATTTAATGCTACCTCTGAGCAGCAGACAAATCAGTTTATGGCTAATCTTGGTCAGACAATGAATCAGTTTAATGCTTCACAGGCTAACGCCATGACGCAATTCAATGCTTCAGAAAAGAATAGGTTGGCTGCTATAGACGCTGGCAATGCTTTAGAAGCTGATAAAATGAATACTCAGATTAATGCACAAGTTGATCAATATAATGCTGACAATGAACTTAAAAGAGAGCAATGGAATGCTGCGAATGAACAGGCAGTAGAGCAATCAAATGTTGCGTGGCGTAGACAGGCTAATACTATAGACACTGCGGCTCAAAATGCTGCAAATCAATTAGCAGTTCAACAAGCTTTTTCGTTAAATGCTACAGAGCAAAACATGTTATGGCAGCAATTAAGTGATGAGCAAAATTATTTAAGGCAGGGTTATGAAAACGAGCAGCAAAGAAGAACTACTTTGTATGCTACAGCTTTAGCTAATGAAAGTGCCACAGGCCCTTCTGGGACTGTAAATTCAATTGTTACTGCAATCTTAAAAGCAATGGGAGGAACTTAGGATGGGATTTTTTAGTAAGCTTTGGAAGGGCGTTAAGAAAGTTGTTAAAAAGATTGGCAGGGGCATTAAAAAAGTTGTAAGCAAAGTTGGTAAGTTTGTAGGTAAACTTGGCATTGTAGGGCAAATAGGAATGTTTTTTCTCATGCCCCATGTGGCTGGTTTTCTTATGAAGGGACTAGGCGCAGCCGCAGGTGGACTATTAAATGTGGCTGGTCAAGGCTTAGGCGGTACTTTAGCTAGAGGCTTAGGAACTGTATTAAAAACAGCTCATAGTTTTGCAGGAACTGTAGGAAATGTTTTTGGTACTATTACTGAAGGAGTAAGTAATTTTGCTAAAACAGCCCTAAATAAAATCCCCGGTATTACTATTGACGGAGCTGCTACAAACTTTTTTGGTAATGATAGTGCTTGGTCTAGGACTCTAGATACAGGTTCTAAAATTCTTGATCCCTTTAAAGGTCAAACTAATTTTGGTAAAGACACTACTTTTGCAGATGCCTCTAAAGAAGTTGGTATTAAAGAAAGTACATTGCGTGAATTAAATCCACAGTTTGGGGGAGATGTAATTCCAGCAGGTGCTAATATGAGTACGGACTTTAGCTCAAAAGGTTTTAAAATAGCTGATGCTTATAGATCTGGTTTAGAAGTAGCGCAGCCTAGTTTTAGTATTACAGAAGATTTTATCAAAAGCTCTACTCCTAATGTTTATGGTGGGGCAGAAGATAGTATAATTCCCACAAAAGATAGCTTTAGTTTACAAACAGCTCCTGCTGTTGAAGCAGCACAGCCTTTAGATGTTTTTGGCAATGTACTTCCTGAAACAGGTTATCAATATGATCCAACAACAGGTACAAGAGTGCCGGGATCTACTGAATATGTTTTCCCTGCTGCTAGTTCCGAAGCAGTAAAAAAGGGGACAGCAAGCTCTATACTAAGTAAAACAGCCAGTACTGTAGGAGAGCGTTTTTCTGCAGACCCTTTAGGTACAATATCCGCAGGTTTAGACATAGCACAGCAGGGTAAAAACTTAGTAACTGATGAGGATTATTACCAACCACAGCGAGGTCAAGTAATGGATTTTGGCAACGCTCCTACCATACAAAGTCGCCAAGTGGCTGGTGTAGATACTTCATGGATGCAGTTTGGTACTCCTGCTTATCAATCAGGCTACTCAAACTATGATCCTTTTGCTTATTTACAATTCATGCAATCACGGACAGCTTAATTATGGATGAAGAATACAGAAAAGTAATAACTAAAATGGACAGGCCTATTCCGGGGTCTTCGTTAACGGTTCCTGTAGAAGAAGCTACTTGGCGTAAGCCTCCTGAATATACATCTGTCCATAAAGCTTCAGAGTTTATTTTTGAAAAGGTTACAGAAGAAGAAACGTATGTAAGCTTAATGAATGCTATTGATGATGGAACTCCTATTATGGATGTTGTTCAAGTTTTAGCCTTTCAAGGTTTTAACCAGAACAAGTGGAACCCTGATTTAATGATGCTTATCATTGAGCCAACTGCGTATATTTTAATGGCCTTGGCAGAAAGAGCTGGTATTGATTATACAATCTACCGTGGCGAAGAAGAAGATGAGCCTTCTGTAATGGGCGTACAGTTACCTAAAGATAGGGTTGATAAGCTTAAAAACGCTCAAGAGACTTCTCAAATTCCTGACAATGCTATACCGCAAGGTATTCAGGAAAAAATAGAAGAAATGCCAGAACCTAAAAGTTTACTAGCGAGAGATTAATTA